GGTTTACGAGATGCTTTTGTAATGCGTTATAATTTAGAAACTCAAAAAGATTTACCTTTACATACTGATGCAAGTTTAGTAACAGGTAGTATTAAATTAAATGATGATTACGAAGGAGCAGATTTATTTTATCCTAGACAAAACATATCTAATAAAGATATACCAGTAGGTAAAATGATTTTGTTTCCGGGTGCTGTAACACACGGACACGAGTGTTTACCTTTATCAAAAGGAACTAAATATAGTTTTACAATATGGAGCAACAGATATCCGGGAGATAATATATAATGGAAATATCTACTTACTTAATTTGGAATGTAATAATAACTTTGGTATTAGCACCTTTGTTATTTGCTATTCGTAAAAATGAAGCAGAGGCTAAAAGAATAGACATACTATTAAATAAAACTAGAGAAGAAATAGCTAGAGAATATGTAACTAAACAAGAAGTTAAAGAAGACATGACAGCTTTAATGGAAAGACTAGAAAAGTTACACGAAAAAGTAGACAAACTTTTTGAGGTTAAATAATGGCAAAGAAAAATAAAAGAAAGAATAAAAGAAAAAATTATTCACCAAAATATAAATCAGTTAGAAAAAGTTATATAGATGGTGGCAGAGTATCACTAGCTCATGGTGGTCAACCTGTTCCACCTAATCCTGAAGATTTTTTTGGTAGAAATGGTGAGTTTGATGCAACAGGATATGCAGCAGCAATGGAAGCCTATAACAGAGCATTTGCTAGATGGGATGCTGAACATGATAATCAAGGACCCGGAGATGGACCTAGCGGACCCGGAGATGGACCTAGCGGACCCGGAGATGGACCATCAACACCTCCCGGACCTCCACCCGGACCATATGATAATATGTCAGAAGCTGAGAAGTTAAGAGAATTTAATAAACAAAGAAGTATAAGAAATATAGAAGCTGGAGCTACTGCAGAACAATTAGCAAGTGGTGATGTAGCAGGTAGATTACCTACTTACAATACAGACTTAGTAGGAACAGGTGCTGAAACTCAAGCTACTAATGTAAATATAGACCCTCTAGCTGGTATAACTCCAGATACAGTTCAAACTACTCCTGCTCAACGAACATCAACAATGACAGCTCAAGGAGCTGCTACACCTGCTACAGTACAAGCTTCTCAAATGACTGCAGCTAAAGCAGCCGAAGTAGCTGCTGTAGACCCTGCTACAGGAAAACTATCTCCAGAAGCAGAGGCTAAAGTTGATGAGATTAGAAATTTATCAGGACCTGCAGAGGCTGCATCAATTACACAAAAATTAATAGATGCTGCTACTGCTGAAACTGTTGAAGGAGTTTTATCTGCTGGTGCTTATGCTCCAGAAGTAGTAGGTATTGCTGGTCAAGTATCAGCTAACCCACAAGCAGAATTACAACAAAGACAAGCTATAATAGGTACAGCAGCTAGTGGTCAAGAAGCTCAAATATTAAATACAGTTGGCTATGAAGCTGCTCAACAAAGAGTAGTAAAAGGAACTGCTGCTAAAGGTGCTGCTGCATCTATGGTTGCTCAAACAGCAAACTTACCTCAAGAAGTTGCTGCTGCTATTGTAGAAGACCCTGCAAGTGTAGAAGCACAAGTAGATACACAACCTGTAGAAGTTCAAGCTGCGGTTGCTGCTTTACCTCAAGAAGCTTTAGTATCTTCACAGTTAGAAACTCTACTAGGAGGTCTAGAAGATGGAGAAGTTCCTGCATGGGCAAAACCTGCTGTAGATAATGTAAATGCTGAATTAGCAAATAGAGGATTAGTTGCTTCTACTTTAGGAAGAGATGCATTATTTAATGCTATTATACAAACATCTTTACCTATAGCTCAAGCAAATGCTCAAGCTTTACAACAAAGAGCAGCACAGAATTTAAGTAATGAACAACAAGCTAACTTACAAGAAGCACAACAAGAGCAACAATTAAGACTACAAAACTTAGCTAATAGACAGAACGCTGAAAGTCAAAGTGCTCAAATGTCTCAACAAATGAGAACAATGCAGAGTCAGTTTAATCAACAATCTACTGTTCTTACTGCACAACAAACACAACAAACATCATTACAAAATTTACAAAACAGACAACAAGCTGCTTTAGTTAATACTCAAAATCAACAAGCAATAAATGCACAAAATTTAAGTAACGAACAACAAACTGAAATAGCTAATTTATCTGTAGAAGCACAAGTAGAAAAAGAAAATCAGTCTGCACAGAATCAAGAAAGATTAGCAGAGATGCAAGTAGCTGCTGATTTTATGGCTAAGAATGCTATCTTTAAACAAGATATGGAAAAAGCTAATTTATCTGCTGACCAGCAAA